TCCGAATCTCATTTTCGGAGTGGGTAGACGTCTTTCAGTCTACGCACGATAGGTCTGAGCATGTAACGATTGTTATTGTTTAGAATACTAAGTGTTGCTAGCGCAACAATGTAGGTTGATCACTATGTGACAATATTACATTGTAATCGCTGTTCCGTTACTAGGGAACTAACACAGTCTTGACTGTGTTATCCTTGGTTCCAGGAATCCTGTGTGAATAGCAGGCGCCTTCCCATGCTTCCACTTGATGGTTAGCAAAAAGGAGAGTGGACTATTCGAACATCCCAATTCGGCGTTTAAATAAATTGGTATAAATGATTATAAATATAATACAAATTACACCATGATTAAAAATCTTTTTTTAAATGCTGAACGGGTGCCGATTTTGTCTTGGCGGAGTATTTTTGAAGGTACTCGACGATTAAAGGGGCTCTGCTTACGAGCTTCTTTAATCGTATCCTTGCGTCTTCATAAGGAAACCGGTCTAGCGGCGGTTGCATTTGCAAGAGTAGTGTTTAGACTGGTACGAAAGTCGGGATTGTTATTTACATCACTGTATTTGAAGCAGTGTGGCGTAAGTCTTCAGCGTTATTATGCTGGTTCTTACTCCAAACAAGACTCTCTTTCTGTACCTGTGTCTTTGACTCGAACAGGGCTCCCTAAAATTATTCCCGTATACATTAGACGTGTTATACGTAAGAATGATGATAGGGCAGATAAGTGGGTCAGAACTTATCTTTCATGGTTTAGTGCATCTAGGCTTGTTGAATTAGCACCTTCTGTGACTTCTTCAACATTTGCTTCGATACATGAACCTATAAAAGATATCGGTTCTGTAAAAGAGGTATTGTCTGTGCTTAAAATGCGCGGACGAAGGCTCGTATCCACTTATCTTCCGTTCGCCCGCTCAATCCCTGTTTATCAAGGATTAAAGTGGGAACCAACCTGGAAGTCTACTCCTATGACAACGAAGTTTGTATCAAGATATAGGAGCTTAACTCCCGAAGAATTATCTACACTAGATGATACTAACATATTCAGTAATCTGAAGCATGAATTAGCATCATTTATGTATAACATCAACAAGATACATTCGTTGCCAGAGGGGTTCTTCTCTCCTGGTTGCTTATGGCCAGAATGGATAATTTATCCTTTTGACTTTAAGCGTACCACGGAGATAGCTAATTGGTCATTAGAGTGGTTTGAGCGGAGGATTGGGCCGCATATGAGCTCAATCGTATCTGCTTATCAAATTCACCCTCCTGTCCCATTATTTACAGGTAAGTTAGCTCAAACACTTCCAGGAGCCGGTAAAAGAAGAATATTTGCAATATGTAATTACGTAAAGCAAATGCTTCTTAAACCTATTCATAGTTGGGCAATGAAAATACTATCCAGTATACCTATGGATGGTACTTTCAACCAAGTAGCCCCTCTACTTCGCTTGGCTAAGATTAAACGAACACATGTGTATTCATTTGATCTAAAGTCTGCGACTGATAGATGGCCGTTGCCGATTATCTACACCTGTGTAGCTAGTTTCTTTGGTGAAACTTATGCTTCCAGTGTTGTAAATTCAACGTTGGGTCTCAACACATTTCGGGTTGACAAACCTATTGTCTCTCGTATGTCTGAGATAGCCTTCCGCTGTGGGCAACCACTCGGTTATTATGGATCCTGGTCACTATTCGCGCTATCACACCATCTGGTTGTGTGGTTAGCGGCTGATTTAGCCTACCCTAGCAGAGAAACTCCGTTTAGGGACTATGCTGTGTTGGGTGATGATGTTCTCATCGCTGACACTAATGTAGCACTTGAATACAAGAGCCTTCTTTCTCGATTAGGTGTCTCCATCTCTGAATCTAAATCGATTATATCGGAGACTGGGGCCATCGAATTCGCTAAGAAGTATTGGGTTAAAGGGATGCAGGTTGATTTATCACCCGTTTCTCTTAAATCTCTCTTGGGCGCTCGGCACACTATCGGCCTATGTCAGATTGGGGCAAAGTACGATCTTGATTTTAATACTTTGCTTCGTATCGGTGGTGCAGGTTATCGTGTTCGATCGCGGCAACTATCAACTCTCAATCGAAAATGGGAGAAGATTAGAGCTGTTCAAGTTAAACTAACAGGGCAAAGAGCGCAATTACCAATAGAGTTTTGGATTGGAAGAGGCTGTCCTCTCGATCCATATCTAAAGGGTAAGATAATTGTGTATCTCCGTAAGGAATTTAAACCCAAGGAGCTAAGGTTAACTCCGGAAGGTTTACTCTTTGATGGTGAAGTAGAGATCGCTGAGCGTACTGTTATCCATAATTGGATGAAACAGTGGCTTAAGTGGATTTACTGGTACTACTCTGTTGCTATGTCTCCTGATGTTAAGCTTGATCAATTCTTCGACGCGCCCATCTGTGCGACGTCATGGAAAAGAAATCAAATAGACTTAAATCTAAAACGATTTTCTGCTCTGTGGCGTTGTTATGACATGGCGGTTGGTTGGCCGAAGAACTATCCTTGGGTTCTTCCGGCAACTACAGTTTTGAAAATTGATGAACTTATAAAGGGAGGTTTCTCAGGTACTGATTTCCTTATGAAACCTGTTGAATTGATTGTTCAGCAGAACAAAGGACGCAAGTATATATAAGACTTTAGGTGCACCTGAGCATGTAGCCTCGTGGGCAAATTAGAGGAAACTCTGGGTGGCTCACGAGTATTTAGTAGCAGAGATCG